GTTCTTGCCTCTGCAAACGCAAACCTAGCCAAGTCTGGCTTGTTTGTTGAGTTCGGTAAGTCAACGACCACCGACAGCGATGGGCCAATGTCCATCATTGAAAAGGCAGCGGTTGCTCTTCGTCAGGCAAACCCGTCGCTTACCCGTGAGCAGTCAATTGCTAAGGCAGTTGAGGCTGACGCTAATCTGTACAACCAGTACATCCGTGAAGGAAAGTAGGAATCATGGCATACAAAGCCTCACAGCCACTCAAAATCTCGCTTGAAGCAGGGGAAGACCTCAGCGCAAAGCAGTATTACTTTGTGAAGTTGGATACGAACGGTAAAGCAGTCGTTTGCACTGGAGCAACCGACAAGCCCGTTGGTGTTCTCCAGAACAACCCAACTGCTGGACAGGCAGCGGAGGTAACGGTCGTTGGTTTGACCAAGGTTTCTTCCGATGCAGCCCTTGCGATTGGCGCTCTCATCGGCACGAGCGCCGATGGTCAGGCAGATGCAAAGACTCCTGGAACTGACACGACTGAATATGTCGTTGGTATGGTTCTCACCACCACTGGTGCAGCAGGTGTCATCGGTTCCGTTCTCGTCAACTGTGCGAATCCGCACCGTGCGTCGTAAGTCTTCAGAAAAGAAATAGGAGAAATAAGTCATGGCACAGCCAACCGCAAACGATGTTCATGTTGATGCAATCCTCACGAACATTTCCGTAGCGTACATTCAGGAACAGGCTGCGTACATCGCCAGCCGAGTGTTCCCAATCATCCCTGTTGAGAAGCAGTCGGACAAGTACTTCACCTACACCAAGGGTGACTGGTTCCGTGACGAGGCACAACTTCGTGCGCCAGCCACTGAGTCGGCAGGTTCGGGCTACACGCTTGCAACTTCCACCTACAGCACTCAGGTCTATGCCTTCCATAAGGATGTTGACGACCAAGTTCGTGCGAACGCCGACACCCCTCTGAACCCAGACCGTGATGCAACCCAGTTCGTCACTCAGCGTATGCTGATGCGTCAGGAAGTTCAGTGGACTTCGGACTTCTTCACGACTGGAGTTTGGGCGAACGATGTGACCCCATCCACGCTGTGGAGCAACTACACTTCGTCAGACCCGATTGGCGACATTGAGGCTGGCAAGGCAACCATGTTGAACAACACGGGCTTCCTGCCGAACACGATGGTCATGGGCTACGAGGTGTTCCGTCAGTTGCGTCACCACCCAGACATTGTTGACCGTGTGAAGTACACGAGCGCAGAGAATGTCACTGAAGACATTTTGGCTCGCTACTTCGGTGTTGACCGAATCCTTGTTGCTCGTGCAATTCGCAACACTGGCGCAGAAGGTGCAGCAAACTCGTTCAGCAACATCGCTGGCAAGAACGCAGCGCTTTACTATGTCGCACCAACTCCTGGCCTGTTGACCCCATCGGCTGGATACTCCTTCGCTTGGCGTGGTGTGTCTGACGGCATGGGTGCAAACATCGGAATCACTCGCTTCCGTATGCCAGAACTTCGTGCAGACCGCATTGAGGCGCAAATGGCGTGGGATAACAAGGTCATCGCAAGTGACCTCGGTTACTTCTTCAGCGCTTGCGTAGCCTGATTCAATCGCTTCCTGAAAGGAGCAAACTATGAATCGTCTTACTAAGGGAACGGCAGTTGTTGGCGCTCTCCAAGTTGGTACGGAAAACATGGTGTACAAGATTGACTTCGGCACGATTTCGCTTGACCCACCATCAATCGGAGCGACCACCCGTGGTTCAGTGACCTTCACGCTTACTGGAGCATCCACGACCGACATTATCGTGATGAATCCACCATCGGGATTGAACGATGACCTCATCTTTGCTGGTGCAGCAGTGACTGCAGCCAACACGGTGACGGTTTATCTCTACAACCCGACTGCTGGTTCCATCAACGATACGGCGAACACTTGGTCGTACCTCTGGGTTGACACAACCGCATAAACAACTAAAGAGAAAGTGACCTTCAGTGTCCGTCAAAG